AAAGTTCGGCTACAATTCCCGTAGGTGCGCCGATTTGCTTCGTAATGGACGGAACCGAAGATGGTTTCGCTGCCGTCCTTCCCTCAACTGCTGGAGCTGCAAAAGTTCCTGAACTTTTTGCAGGGGTTAACGTAACAGCCGGTACTGGTGTGACCCCTAACGGTTTCGGTCAGTATCAGTGTTACGGACTTTGCAATTATGCTCTCGTTGCTCAACAAAGCCGCGCCGCCTCTACGGATTCATACGCTAGTGCCGCCGCTCTATCTGTTGGGCAACCGCTACTCATTGACACGGTGAACAATGCATTTGCTATCGGTAACCAAGTTACTGGTGCTATGACCATTGTTACCGGAGCCACCACTGATACCGTGGCTGTCAATTTCGGTAATATGACGCCTCCAATTGCTGTAATGGCGCAGACTCTTGCTTCAGCGGCAAGTTCTGCCTCTACGTCCAGCGATTCGACGGTCAAAAAGACCTACGGCGTCAAGGTGTGGTTGCGAGCCATGTAACTGTAGTTCTCCGAACGGGGCGGATCTGAAATATGGTTCGCCCCGCATTTTAAATTTTATGTCAAAAACTCTACTTGCCGTTAATACTCTTACTGCTGTCAATAATCAGGCGTACGCCTCTCATCTTAACGCAGCGTTTAGGATGGGAAAGGACTATCCTGAAGACGAATTTCTACTTTTCAACGGATATCGTACAGGTATCGATCGTTTTAGAAATCTAGCAGGTAAAATCGCCCTTCAGAATGACTGCGATTACTTGTGGTTTCTAGACGATGATGTATTGGTTCCTCAAGATACGTACAAACGGATGAAAGATTGGGACGTTGATATCGTAACACCAGTTACCTATATCCGTTCCTATCCGTTTAAACCGATGTTCTTTAAGACTATCCGCTCAAGTAGTGGAGAATTTGCTGGTCTTACGCATTACGATAATTGGGAAAGTGATATTAAAGCCCAAAATCAAACAGTACGCGAAGGCTTAAAACTTGGGCTTCTTCCTGTAGCAGCAATAGGTTTTTCATGCTGCCTTATTAAGACAGAGCTTCTTCGTAAAGTTCCACCGGCGTGGTTCGTAACGGGTCCGGATCATACGGAAGATGTTTATTTTTGTATTAAAGCGCGCCAAGCACTAAACAACGAAGTTGGTATTTACGTGGATACGAACTATGGGGTAGGGCATCAGATGGACCCCGATTTCGTACATCCTCTTACTCTTGATGCGCTTAAGGTATATTACGAAACTTTAAATCCTGAGCTTAAGAATGCACGCGAGGGGGATAATTCCTCTGATTATTTAGATCGTCAACGTGCGGCATTGGATAAATTGGAATACCAAGTTCATGTACTCGAAGAACATAATCGAAAAGTAGCGGAGGGTGCATGAAACTTAATTTGGGTTGTGGGAAAACTAAACAAGAAGGATACGTTAATATTGACGTAAATCCTGCTGTAGAACCGGATGTAATTTTCGATTTTACTTTTGCTACTCTTCCGTATAAGGATAGTAGCATCGAAGAAGTTACGATGTTTCATGCCTTAGAGCATATTTCACGGGACCGACACCAACTTGTAATCTGCGAAATAAACAGAGTTCTTAAGCTGGGGGGAACATTTATTGTATCCTTTCCCGATGCAGAGCGCTGCTGTAAGAATTTCACAGAAAACAAGCATGGAATGCGTGAATATTGGGAACAAACGATTTTGGGCCGAGGAACTACAATATGGGACTGGCACAGATCACTTGTTGTAACTACTGAATTTCTCTCCTTTTTACGTGAATTTGGCTTTGGTAAATATAGAGTTATGGAAGAAACCGGGAGTTCCTGGAACACTGTGATTCAAGCGGAGAAAACTTTTACTCCGACGCAAGTAGCCGATATTCTAACAAGGAGTTTAAATCTCAATGCAAGCACAAGACATGATTCTCCTACGCGGTAGCTTGGAGATCGCAATTCTTAATGCCCAAACGGGGAAAGAAGTTGACCGTATTTCAGTACGAAATACTGTCGTAACAGCAGGACGTAAGTGGATACTCCAGAAACTACTTTCTTCGGATGTTTCTGGTGCTCAAACTACGCCTCTTAGCTATATGGGGATTGGGACGAGTACTACAGCCCCAGCGACTTCTGATTCTGCTCTAGGGTCGGAAACGACACGAAAAGCGATTCAGACGTTTACTACGTCAAACCTCACTTCTAACCCTCCCTCGTATCAACTCGAAACGTCGTATGCAACCAACGAAGGAAATACGACTTTGGCCGAGGTTGCACTTTTCAACTCGTCTTCGGGCGGAACTATGTTGGCGCGCGCCACTTTCGGTACGATCAACAAAACAACGTCCAACACGCTGTCGATTTCCTACACTATCAGCGGATAATACGATGCGTGGTGATGTTAGGGTTGCCGGATATACTTACTACTTCTCTACGTTCTATGGAACGTGGATGCTAATTTCCCCTGTTAGTGGATTTTGGCCTAACTTTAAGTCTGAAGTTGATGTAGTAAGAAAAATTCGGTCCGAAACTAATGGTCGTATAGATGTTTCTGTATTACCGAAGTTGGAGAAGTTAGGATGACAGCCGTAAAACTTGCAGGTGCTTTGATCCGAATGGCTGAAGGTTGTAAACTTAAGGCTTATTGGGATGAACATGGTAGAGTGTGGACTGTAGGTTTTGGTAGCACTAAAAATGTTACTAAAGATACAGTTATTACACTAGAAACAGCTTACGAATGGTTAGCAAGAGATACGGCACCGCTTCAGCGAATGGTGGAAAAGGCAGAATATCCTCTACATAAGCAAGCGGCACTAATTAGTTTTGGTTATAACCTAGGAATTGGTGCTTTAGCACGATTCATCGATGGAGTTATAACCGTTACTGAAGATGGTTTTGTTAAAGATGGACAGCCGTATGGTCGAATTGCTGGTGGTAAATTTCTTGAAGGTCTTGACGCGCGTCGCCGACTTGAAGCTGCTTTAATTCTTTCCTCTAAAGGTTAAAATGAACTCTCAAAACTTACTTGTTGCCTCTAAGACCGGAGTTGTGGTAGGAATTCCAACTCTGGGCAGACCTGTTTCTCTTAAGTGGGCTTCTTCATATAAGAGCCTACATCCTCCAATTAACTTCAACATGACAATCTGCCAAATTAATGGCGCTCCCGTAGCTGATGCACGCAATGCCATAGCTAGAGAAGCGTTGAAACTGGAGAGTCGATATGTATTTTTCCTGGGCGATGATGTTGTTGTGCCATCTCATGCAATGCGACAGTTCATCATGCGGATGGAAAATAACCCTGATATTGGCGTTATTGGTGGCGTTTATTGCAGTAAGTCTACTCCTCCTGCTCCACTTGTATTTCGTGGAAACGGACAAGGTTCTTACTGGGATTGGAAAGCAGGTGAATTCTTTGAAGTTACTGGTCTCGGTATGGATTGTACTCTTATTCGTACAGACCTATTTAGACAACTTCCTGAACCCTGGTTTAAAACCATAAGAGCAGATGATTTTGCCGACGGAGTAAATAAAGCAGACGAATGGACGGAAGACCTGTATTTCTTGAAGCGCGTCAGCGAAGAGACTGAAAGCAGGATTTTTTGCGATGCCTCTATTATTTGTGAACATGAAGATGTCTTTTCTGGAAAGAGTTGGACATTGCCTTCTGGTACTTTACCTTTACGTCGTGCGACCGTTGAACCTGGGCAGAAGAAAGTAGTTGATATCGGTTGTGGTCCTATACATCGTGAGATTGAAGGTGTAAAAGCGCTACGTGTCGATATTAGAGCAGACTGCAATCCGGACTATCGTTGTGACGTGCGCGAACTACCCTTCGCTTCGAATAGTTTTGACATTGTTTTTAGTTCTCATGTTTTAGAACATTTTAACCGAGCGGAATGGAAAATAGTTCTTAAAGAGTGGACGCGCATTGTCTCTAAGGAAGGGAAAATCGTATTAGTTCTTCCCAATATCGCTTGGGCTGCGTGGATGATTCACGAGCAAAAGACAATTAATGATGACGTATTGAATGTCTTATATGGTGCTCAGAGCTATAAATATGATTTTCACTATAATGGCTTAACACCTGAGCGAGTGAATGAAGCACTAGCTGAAATAGATTTCGTTGTAACCAGTGTTGAAACTGAGGGTTACAACATGGTTATCGAAGCGCGTCGTAAGGAAAAATCCGATGGCAACACCAAACAAAACGATTCAGACAGCACCAATATCGCTTCAATCGATAGCATCCGGAGCGGTAATAACGAGTAGTGTTCTAGACGTTGCTACTATTTTCGCCGCTCAGGTGATGATTCACTTTGGGCGGCGGGCTACTTCAGCTCTTACGGTACCAGTTAACTTTCGTGTTGAGGGTAGCGCAAAAGTATCTGGTGATGGGCATTGGTTTCCGTTAGCTATAATTTCTTCGGAAATTGCAGCGGCGGAGTCTGAGGCTGTAAGTGGCACTGTTAATGCTGGAACTAATGTCATTACGGTTGCATCGACTACTAATCTTGTAGTTGGGGATTTAATTTTTGTCGATAATGGAACTATAGCAAATAGTGAGTGGGGGCGTATTAAAGCTGTATCCACTAATACATCTGTTACGATTGAAGACAATTTGCTTAATGCTCAAACTGGAGCCACTATTTACGATCAAGCGCAAATTATAGCTATCCAAGTCGATTTGTCCTGTATCAAACGATTACGAATCGTAGTAGATAATTCTGGTAGCGGACAAGCTGTTGCGGCCGAAGTTGAACTAATCACTTTGGATTCCATAAGCTAACATGCCTTTTGATACAAATGAAATAGCTAGGAGGCGACAGCTAGGATCTACAATAAATAGATCTCATCCGCTGATGCGTAATTGTGTATTTGCTAGTCTACTTAATGAAGGGAGTGGTGGGGTATATAATTTAGGAAATAAAAATCCTGGGTTATATGCCCGACAAATTAGTTGGGACCATAACTATTGGAGTGGTAGTAGTATAGGAGTATGCCCTCGATTTATGGATGCCAACTCCAGTGGTGGCAGATTTCAAACTCCTACTGGTTCTACTATTGGACATTTTAGAGAAACAGATAACTTTTCAGTTTGGTTTTACATGACCAAATTAAATACCAGTACAGCGGGTGCTGGTATATGTGCAATATATGATGCTGGAGAATTTTTTAATCGGTGGTTATTATTTACAGATAATGCTACGCCACAAGTATTAACTTGGAGTACGTCCGGGGGTGTAGTTACTGGATCAATTAGTCTAAGTGATTTTAAACCCGGAGAATTCCATTCTATTTGTGCTGTTAATAATGGATCTACCGGAAAATTACAATTATTCGTAGATACAAAATTAGATATCGAAGATACTGCACCCACTATAAGTTCTGGATTTGGTACTTTTAATTTTTGTGGTGATGCAGACGGAAATAGAAGACCAAGATGTTCATTTGGTGGATTTTTAATGTGGGATAGAGCACTAAGTCCTACTGAAGTATCTTGGCTTGCACTAGAACCGTTTAGTTGGGTACATAAACCTATATACAGAAAGTTTTTTCTACCTTCTGTATTCTCACCTAATTTTCATATTCGTCCTGAGGATAGTCTACTAATTAGTGATGCATTAAGTTTAGTTGGACCCCCACCGGACTATTTTCTCCTGTTAGGTGAATCGCTTAGCAATATTCAGGACTCACAAGCTAGTGCTATCGGCATCCTACAACAATTTACTGATAGTGTTAATAATGCAGTTGATGCTGTAGCTACGATGCTTGGTATTCCTATTGAGGCATTCGACTCGCAGCAATTTAATTGGGCCGATGCAATAGATACTCTCCTAGTAGGGGCATTAATTTCTACATTCTCTGATAGTGTAAATAATCTATCTGATTCTGCTAATGTAGTTAGAAATAATGTATTAATTCCAATTTCAGTTTCCTCTGCTTTATCATCTTTACTTGATGCAATTCAGTTAAATAATACAATACGTAAGCAATTTGGCGATAATTTAGTACTGTCCGACGCGCTTCAGATGCGCTACACCAATCTCCTACGGGTAGCAGAAACTATCAATTTACTAGCAGAAGCTTTGAATATGAAGTATAATGCTAGCTCTCCTTTCGCTGATTCTGTAAATAATCTGAATGATTCTGTTTCAGTCGCGCTAGCAGGTGAAATTCGCGTAACGGCAGATAATTAGATGATTACAAGCTCTCAGATTCTAAGTATAAATTCCCAAATAGACGGCAGGAAATACGTAATAGAATCTCATACGGATTCTGAGCTGGGAGTACTGCTGTATTCTTATTTAGGTCCAGCTAATGTGGATACTAATGCAGTTATGCTGGCGCGCGCCGAAGCATATAATGCTCACGAAGAAGCCGCACCGACATTTAATATCACAAATGACGATGATATCGTTACTTCAATTAAAGGTTATTTACTAACTAAAAATTTCAACCTAAAACTTACATCGAGTCAGAAAACTGCTGTTAATACTACAATTAATGTACTTAATGCTATTCGCCCATTATTGCGGATATTTCGATCGTTATCTGTAGCTAAACAAAATCAAATCCTCGAACATACTCCAATCTTAGCTAATTTGCTTACGGCATTGGAGGATACTAATGGCAGCTAAATATTTAAGATCTAGTGCGGCTGGCGCTGGTACTGGTGCTGATTGGACTAATGCATATACCACATTAGCCGCAGCTATGGCTGGAGTTTCTGCCGGGGATACAATTTACGTAGCTAATGACCATGCTGAAACTCAAACTGCTAATATGACTATAACTAGTCCTGGAACTGCTGCTGCCCCAGTTCTAGTGATTGGTGTAAATACAAATAGTACAGTTCCGCCTACTGGGGTTGTAAGTTCTCCTACTGCTAGTATCACCACTACTACTGGTGGTACGATGACTTTTAGTGGTTTCGCATATATTTATGGTATAAATTTTATGTGCGGAACTAGTGGTAGTGTTACATTTAATCTTACATCATCTAGTTCATGGATGTATATATTTGATAATTGTACCATAAATATCAATACTACTGGTAGCGGTAGTAGAATAAATATTGGGTCTACTTCTACCACACCAATAGCTACTCTTGTTCTTATCGATACTCCTTTAGATTTTGGGAATGTTACCCAAACTATAAATTTTGGCAATTGTCGCATGTTTTGGAGAAGTACTAGTAATATTAGCGGATCTGGCTTAGGTATAGTACCTACAACTTTAGTTACTCCACTAAATGCTTATAGTACATTAGAAATTTCTGGTGTGGATTTATCCGCATTTGGTAGTGGGAAAAATCTAGTTAACGTAGGTACTGGTACTAGTATTTTAGTTAAGATTTCAAATTGTTTACTAGGATCTTCTGTTTCAGTAATTACTGGTACAATATCCACCCAAGGGCATCAAGTTCTATTGGACATTTCTGACTCTGCTAGTACAAACTATAGAATGGAGCATTACAAATATCAAGGTAAGATAATTGGTGAGACAACAGTAGTTAGAACAGGTGGTGCGTCAGATGGAACCACTACAATTAGTCATAAATTTACTACTAATTCATCTGGTCCTAGTTTATATTCGCCGTTAGAAGGTCCGTGGATGTATGTTTGGAATCAAACTTCAGGATCTAAAACTATTACAGTAGAATTTCTACACGATAGTGTAACAAATCTTAAAGACAGTGAGATTTATCTAGAATTAGAATATGTAACTACTGGGCAGACTCCACTTTCTATCACACGTACTAATAGAGCAGCTAGTGTAGTAGCTACTCCGGCAGATTGTCCTGCTGGTACAGGTACTGGAAATTGGACAACTACCGGATTAACAAACCCTAATAGTCAAAAACTTACGCTAAATTTTACAGTTGATCCTAGGATGCCAGTTAGAGCTAGGGTTTGCTTGGTAAAAACAAATTACACAGTATACATTGATCCGTTGCTTACTATAAGCTAATGGCACGCCAGTATAATATTCCAGGGATAGGTTACTTAAATGAGACAACCTCACTTGAGTTTCTTATTCCTGGTTCTGTATACATAAATGAGAGTCAGGGATCAAATTTAACAGTAGCTGTATCGGATACTATTTCTATACTAGATGCAGTTAGGTTATCTAGTTCCTGGGTATTAAATTTTGGGGATCAGTTAAATATCTTAGATGATGTAGATTTACCTTCTACTTCTAGATACTCTGACGCTGTATTAATTGAACTACTAAGTCTTTACGATAATAATTCAATTTTACGCATTAGACGTTATCTAGGAGATTTAGATGGTATATATGTTCCTCCAGACGGAGAAGCAGCATCACCTGAAGTAGAAGTTAGTCTGGGGGGTAATTATAATTCGGAAGCAATTGACCGTATTAGGCGTTATTTAGGGGATATTCAAAACTCATGATTAATACCTCACAGATAGCTCAGAATGTACGTAGAAATCTAGATGATTTGGGAGCTAATTTCTATGATACTAATGTTGATATTATACCATCTATTCGGGATGGCTATAGCTTAACTGCGGCTTTCTGTGAAACGATCGAATCTAGGCAGGATATTAATTTTACGGGTGAATTAGTAGTATACGATTTCTCTGCTCTCCTCACTAATTATCTTCGTGTTTATGGTATTTATAACAATGAGACGAATCGTTGGATGGAACCTACAACTCTCCTACGACTTTGGCAAATTCGAGACGATTGGGAATTATGTAACGGACAACCGTATATGTTCTGGCCTATTAGCTATAAGCATGTTGCATTATTTCCAGTACCCGCAACATCTACTGGTAGTATGACCGTGATGTTTAAAGCTAAGGGCGCAACGCTTTCTAGTAACTCTACACCAGTGTTACCAGAATCTAATGTAGATGTATTGGAAGATTTTGCGACCGCAGACTTACTAACCCAATGTGAGGAATTTACTAAAGCTCTGAAATGGGCAGGTCTGTATGAGCAACATATTAATGATATTTGCCGTATAGTACGTGATAGATCACGCCCTAATCAGTTATACTATCACGGAGAGGTTTTTTAATGAAAACTCTCTGGACTAATCAATACTTATCGGACCTAGCAACAGCCGCTGAAGTACATATCTCAGCAGAAGTTCCATGTATTTATGTCAGATTTCCTTTAAATATTACATCCGGAACTTCAATTTACGATTTTACATCTACATCTATTACATCACCCGCCCAAAATATTACGGGGATTATTCGTATTACATGGAATGGCTATACTGTACATCCGATATTCCAAAGTCAGATGAGGAATTTGGTTATTCCATTTGGTCCAGGTAACGATACTGTTACAGGCCGTCCACTCTTCTACTTACGTCAAGGTTATGGATTAAATTCTATTAAGTTTTTTCCATCT